CGTCAACTGAAGACACTCGAAAACGAGTACATGGTGAAGACGGTAGGCAAGCCGGTGGTCGCTCTGGCCGCTGACTCGCGCACCGCGATCACCACCAACGCTGCGCCGTTGTTCAGCGCAGTGCAATCCGAAGTGCCGGTCGAACTGCCGGCGTGGTTATCGTAAAACCTGAAAGGTAATTGTCATGTCTGATCTCGTATTTCTGTCGGGTGTTCGTCTCTCGTTCCCCCACCTCGCAGAGCCCCAGAAGCGCGTCTCACCCGAGACGGGCAAGGAGCGCCTGAGCTACTCCGGGGACTTCCTGATGGCCCCTGACCACCCGGGGTTCAAGCAGTTGATGGCCAAGATCAACGAGATGGCTCTGGCCAAGTGGAAGGAGCACGCGGGCAACGTGCTGAACCTGATCAACGCTGACCGCAAACTGCGCTGCTACGGCGACGGCAACCAGAAGGTCAACAGCAAGACCTTCCAACCCTACGATGGCTACGCGGGCAACGTGTACGTCACGGCCGGCCGGGACAACCCGCCGCAGATCATCCAGGCCGATGGCACGCCCGTGGACCCGACCAACACGATGGCCTACCAGGCGCTGACCCGCAAGATGTACGGCGGCTGCCGTGTCAACGTGGCCATCAAGCCCTGGCTGCAGGAGAACAAGCACGGCCGCGGCATCCGGGCCGATCTGGTGGCTGTGCAGTTCGCTGGTGACGACAAGGCGTTCGGCGAGGGCGCTGTGGATGCGTCGGGCATGTTTGGCGCTGTGGCCGGCGCTGCTGCCCCGGCACCGTCGTTCCTGCAGCCCGCTGCGGCGCAGATGCCCCTGCCTCCGTTCATGAGCGCGCAGTGACACGGGTCATCTCGTGGTTCTCTTGCGGAGCCGCGAGTGCCGTGGCGACAGTGCTGGCGGCCATCAAGTACAAAGACATTGAGGCCGTCTACTGTCGCGTCGTCGAGGAACACGAAGACAACCTACGTTTCCTCGACGACTTCACCCGCATCGTTGGCATACCCGTCAAGACCATCATCAACGAAAAATACAGCGGGTCGATTCACGATGTGTTCGTCAAGCGTGGTTACATCAAAGGCCGACACGGTGCGCCCTGCACGGTGCACTTGAAGAAGGACATGCGGCGAGACTACCAGCAGCCCGGTGACATTCAGGTGTTTGGGTACACCGTCGAGGAACAAGACCGTGCAGATCGCTTCATCGACGCCAACAACAACGTGCGCGAAGACTTCCTCTTGATTGACAACAAGATCACCAAGCAGCACTGCTACGAGTTGATTGGCAAGCTCGGCCTGAAGATGCCCGTGATGTACACCCTTGGCTACTCCAACAACAACTGCATCGGTTGTGTGAAGGGGGGGATGGGGTATTGGAACCAGATTCGCAAGGACTTCCCTGTGCAGTTTGACAAGATGGCCAAGGTCGAGCGGTTGATCGGACATGCGGTCAACAAGGACAAGAACGGTCCCATCTTCCTTGATGAGCTTGACCCCAGCCGTGGGCACCGCGTCAACGATGCGCCAGCAGACTGCGGGTTCACTTGCGAGGTGTCCGCGTGAACGACTGGGTGTACGACTGCGAGACGTACCCCAACGTCTTCACGCTGTCCGCAATGCACGTCGAGGCACCCGTCAGGCTGATGTTCGAGATCAGTGAGTGGCGCAACGATTCCCGGCAGATTGTCGAGTTCGTGCGCTACCTTGCTGATCGCAACGCCCGCATGGCGGGCTTCAACAACATCGGCTTCGACTACCCCATCCTGCACACCCTGATGCAGATGGGGCAGTCTGACGCGCAGACGCTGTACCGCAAGGCGCAGGCCATCATCGAGCGCCAGGATGATGACGACCGCTGGCTGCACACGGTCAAGCCCAGCGACCGCATCGTGGAGCAGATCGACCTCTACAAGATCCACCACTTCGACAACAAGGCCCGCGCCACCAGCCTCAAGGCGCTGGAGTTCAACCTGCGCATGGACACCATCGAGGACTTGCCGTTCAAGGTGGGCACCACGCTGACCCGTGACCAGGTGGCCGTGCTCAAGCGCTACAACGAGCATGATGTCGAGGCCACGCGGCTCTTCTACCACCTGACCACGGACATGCTGCGGTTCCGCGAGGACCTGTGCACCAAGTACCCGGGCAAGGACTGGCTGAACTTCAACGACACCAAGATCGGCAAGGAGTACTTCACGCTGCGCCTAGAGCAGGCCGGCGTCTCCTGCTACGACTTCGGCCCCGATGGACGCACGCCGCGGCAGACCCCTCGCCCGGTGATCCACCTCAAGGACGCCATCCTGCCGTGGATCACGTTCCAGCAGCCCGAGTTCATCCGGGTGTTGAACTGGCTCAAGGCGCAGACGATCACCGAGACCAAGGGCGTCTTCACGGATCTCACGGCCACGGTCGACGGGTTCACGTTCGTCTTCGGCCTGGGCGGCATCCACGGCTCGCTGGAGAACGTGGTGGTGGAGTCTGACGACGAGCACGTCATCATCGACCTCGACGTGACAAGCTACTACCCGAACCTAGCCATCACCAACGAGTTCTACCCAGAGCACCTGGGCAAGGACTTCGTGGCCATCTACAGCAACCTGTTCGAGCAGCGCAAGCAGTACCCCAAGAAGAGCAGCGAGAGCGCCATGCTCAAGCTGGCCCTGAACGGTGTGTACGGCGACAGCAACAACAAGTTCAGCGTGTTCTACGACCCGCTGTTCACCATGAGCATCACGCTCAACGGGCAACTGCTGCTGTGCCTGCTGGCCGAGCGACTGATGGAGATCGGCGGGTTGTCGCTGGTGCAGATCAACACCGATGGCGTCACGGTGCGCGTACCCCGCGCCAACATGTACTTTGTGGACAAGACGTGCGCATGGTGGATGCACATGACCGGGCTGAACCTGGAGCAGGTGCGCTACCGGCGCATGTACCTGCGCGACGTGAACAACTACATCGGGCAGTACGAGGACGGCACCGTCAAGCGCAAGGGCGCCTACGAGTGGAAGACCGGCTGGCACCAGAACGCTGGCGGCCTGGTGATCCCCAAGGTGGCCGAGAAGGTGCTGGTGGACGGCGCACCGATCCGCGAGACGGTGGAGAACTGGCCGCACCTGCACGACTTCATGCTGCGCATCAAGGTGCCGCGCTCCAGCTACCTGCAGTGGGGTGACCACCAGGCGCAGAACACCACCCGGTACTACGTGGCCAAGGGCGGCAAGCCGCTGACCAAGTGGATGCCGCCGCTCAAGGGCAAGACCGACTGGCGCAAGTTCGCCGTGGAGAGTGGGTGGAACGTGCAGGTGTGCAACGACATCAAAGACGTTGGGCTGCCTGTGGACTTTGACTACTACGTACAGGAGATCGAGAAACTATGCCTGGCTTTAGCGTGAACCAAGTGCAACACGGTGGCGATCACTACAAGAAGCAAGTGATCCAGTCGTGGGACTACATTGCTGCGAACAACCTCGGTTACTTCGAGGGTAACGTGGTGAAGTACGTCTCGCGGTGGAAGGACAAAGGTGGTGTCGAGGACTTGCGAAAGGCTCGGCACTACATCGACAAGTTGATCGAGTTGAACATCAGCAGCATCGAGCCGCACGGGTACTGACATGCTTGAAAAGAACATCGAAGCGAAGGTCTGCGGCTACGCCCGTGAGCGCGGGCTGCTGGCCTACAAGTTCACATCGCCAGCGCACGCCGCGGTGCCTGACCGGCTGTTCGTGCTGCCCAACGGGCGCATGTTCTTCTGCGAGTTCAAGCGCCAGGGCCAGAAGCCCACGCCGCCCCAGGAGCGCGAGCATCACCGGCTGAGGCAGCACAAGGTCAGCGTGTTCGTCATCGACAACGTGGACGCTGGGCTGCGCATGGTTGACGAGATGCTGACGACATGCTGACCCCCAACCTCCTCCACGACTACCAGAAGAAGGCGGTCAACTTCCAGTCCACCCACGTCAATTCGATGATGTGGCTGGACATGGGGCTGGGCAAGACCATCGTCACGCTCACCACCATCGCGCACCTGATCAAGACGCGGTTCCTGCGGGGTGTGATCATCATCGCCCCCATCCGCGTGATCCGTCTGGTGTGGCGCCAGGAGGCTGCAAAGTGGGAGCACACCAAGCACCTGCGCTTCAGCATGGTCACCGGCACCCGGGACCAGCGCACCCGGGCGCTGATGCGCGAGGCTGACGTGTACCTGATGAACTACGACAACCTGAAGTGGCTCGGTGAGACGCTGCACACCTACTACGTCAGCAAGGACAAGCCGCTGCCGTTCAACGGTGTGGTGTGGGACGAGATCAGCAAGATGAAGAACAGCGCCACGGACCGCGTGCGAGCGGTCAAGCGCATCTTGGACAAGTTCGACTGGACGACTGGCCTCACCGGCACCCCGGCCAGCAACGGCTACAAAGACCTCCACGGGCAGTACCTGGTGGTGGACAAGGGTCAGCGCCTGGGCACCAGCAAGACCGCGTTCAAGACCCGGTTCTACAAGAAGGCCGGCCCCTACAAGGAAGTGCCCTACGACGACACCGAGACGGTCATCAAGACCCTCATTGGCGACATCACGCTGGAGATGAGCGCCGAGGACTACAACCCGCTGCCCGACCTCATCGTCAACAACATCGAGGTGGAGATGCCACCCGAGTTGCGGGCCAAGTATGACCAGATGGAGCGCGAGTTCTTCACCGTGCTCGACAGCGGCAAGGAGATCGAGGTGTTCAACTCGGCCGCACTGACCAACAAGTGCTTGCAGTTCAGCAACGGCGCGGTGTACCCCATCGCTGGCATGCCGCTGTGGGAGCCGGTGCATGAGTTGAAACTCGATGCGCTCGACGAGATCCTTGACGAGGCGCAGGGCTCGCCCGTGCTGTGCGCCTACGCTTACCGGTCAGACGCAGAGCGGATCATGGATCGGTTCAAGGCGCTGCGGCCGATCAACCTGACCGAGTGCAAGACCGAGCGCGAGTTGAACAACGCGATGGAGCGGTGGAAGAGCGGTGACTGCCCTCTGATGATCGGCCACCCGGCGAGCATGGGTCACGGCATCGACGGGCTGCAGCACAAGGGCCGCACGCTGGTGTGGTTCGGGCTGAACTGGAGCCTTGACCTGTACGACCAGTTCAACGCCCGGGTGCGCCGGCAGGGTCAGGGTGCTCCGGTGGTGTGCCACCGCATCCTGTGCCAAGACACTCTCGACCAGGCGCAGGCTCTGGCGCTGGACGAGAAGGCGACTACGCAGGCCGGTCTGCGTAGCGCCGTGAAGGAATACCGGAAGCAAAAAGGAGTGTGAGATGGAAGGCTACCGACTGATCGAACTGGACGTGATCCGCTGGGCCGAGGCCCGCAAGATCATCCCCAACAGCACCCCGATGGCGCAGGCCATCAAGACGCTGGAGGAGGTGACCGAGTTGATCTCTGCGCTGCACCGCAACAACCGCGAGGAGGCACTCGACGCCTATGGGGATGTGCTGGTGACGCTGATCATCGGTGCCGATCTGGCGGGCTTCGACCTTGTGGACGCGCTGGCCAAGGCGTACCATGAGATCAAGGATCGCAAGGGCACTTTGCGAGGCGATGGTGTCTTTGTCAAAGAGGCAGCATGACCGTCAAGATCACCAGTGATCGGGCCGCAGCCGTGGATCAGGACTACTTCTGGCGCCCACTGCACACCTGCCCGTTGTCGGCCAAGGTCCAACTTCTAACCGAGGGCGGCGTAGCCGTCTACGGGCAATACAGCCCCGGCTTCGGTGGTTACCTCGGCTGGGCACCGCTGCCCAAGAAACCGGAGTGGATGAAATGAGCGATCTGAGAACCGCCGCCCAGCAGGCGCTGAATTCCCTGCGCGGATACCGCCGCGAGATTTCTTGCGAACAGCCTTGTGATGCGGAGCGGGCGTTGGAGGCCGCGCTGGAGAAACCCAAGTTCACCCTTTCATGCGGCTGCCCATCGCAATACGGCGGCGTCCCTGCGTATTGGGACAGAGATGGCAGCACTGCCTTCGGCATGATCTGTGAACGGCATTGGCATGAGTACGGTGCGAGGAGCGAAGCATGAACCCCAGCTTCGCCAACATCCGCGACGTGCTCCACATCTGCGGGCCGCTGACGATGCGTGAGGTCGCGGAGTTCTTCCCCGGCGTCAATTACCGCCGCGTGTCCTGTTTCCTCACCGCCATGCGCTTGTCCGTCGTGACAAGGCAGGTCTACATCCAGAGTTGGACGATGGAGGGCATTGGCCGGCGCTACCCGCGCCCGATCTATGCGCTGGGCAACAAGCCCGACGCACGCAAGCCACCGCCGATGAACAACGCCGAGCGCCAGCGCCGCGCACGCGCTAGGCTCAAGCCGCCCGTGGCTGTGCCCAACAGCGTGTGGCAATTGGGAGCCCTATGAAATGTCCCACTTGCGCGGCATGGACGGAAGTTCTACAAACCAGGCAGCGAGAA